AAATCACTAAGAAAAGGAGCTTCTTCACAATATTTTTTCTCTCCATGAGCAGATAACTCAACCAAAGTTCGCTCAACTTTCTTCAAAAATTGCTCCCTCCCTTTCTCTTTACCTTTATCCCAAGCTAAAGGCTCAAAAAGACTAGATAAACGTAAAGCCCCACACATTACACCATATACCTCCACAAAGGACCTACCAATAATAGATCCATCTGATATATCAGTATGATTAGGTATAACATAGCCCACGCGCTTGCCTTTTTGTTCGTCAGTATATTCCATATGAAAATATTCTTCAACTGCATCTTTATAATTATAAAAATTAATAAAGGGTTGTATTTCCTCAGTTAAATGAATACTATGATCATCTCCATAAAATATACGGGCAGAGTTGTTTTCTATAAAATCCAACAACTCAACAGTGCGCATCCTACCAAATCTTTCATGCTTGCGCAACATCATGAAAGCACAATAAAAGAATATGGCTTCATTACTAAAACAATTAATAATGGTAGTTAAAAAATTACCACTGGTATTACCACCATACCATTTATACAAAGCTGCATCGTCACCACAACCAAGTAAATGCACTGAAGTTTTGAATATCTCAAACAAAGCTTCCCTAGACAAATTTTCAACTGGGTAGTCTGATCCATAGCAAAATTTAATGACCACATACGCAACGTACATAAGCTCACTAACTTGCTTCTTATCAAATTTACCGAAATCACCATACAAGCCTTTATTACCAACACGCGTTAAATGAGTCCAAACACTCATCATTTCTTTAGAAGGATTCAAACCCACTAACATATTGTTAGAAATACGATTCTCAACAAAATGAGACGCGAAACCACCAAAAAACATTTGACACAAAGGAACAACATACTTGTCATAACCAACAAACATACGACAACCAGTTTCCTTGCATTCCACTTTCAAATGATCTTTACATAATGGGGTAATAACTTCTCCTTTACGGAGATTCTCTGCTTGTTCTTCGATTATCTTAACAAAGAGCTGAGAATATGGATTATCAAAATCATATTCCCCATCTTTACCGAAACAATCCCTAAAACTATTGGCAGGTAACTTAAAATCTTTTTCCAACCGCTCCAGTGTTGGTCCAACAGCTGATTTCCTATTTAAACCTCTCAAATGCAAACTAGGTACACCACGAATAGCATCCTCCACAGACAAAGTCTTCTTATGACAATCTGAAAAAGGGGATGTATTCTTA